AATTATTTCAATTAATATTTAATAAAGTGGTATGATGTGTTTTAAATGGTTAAAAAAGTTATTCGGTAGTACAGTGGAACTTCCAACGTGGTCACACGCTAAGAAAGTTGCATTGTTATTTGGGATAAATAACTATCCTGGATGGAATTCTGATTTAAGGGGATGTATAAATGATATATCTTTGGCTGAAAGTGTCTTGTATGATTTTCAAATACGCAAGTTCACTGATAAACAAGTTACGGTTGAAAATTTTGTTAATCAGGTAGAATATGCTATTGCAAATTCAGTACCGGGTGATGTATTATATATTCATTACAGCGGACATGGTACGTATGTGGAAGATTATAGTGGGGATGAGCTTGATGGGTATGATGAAGCTTTACGTTTATATGATGGAGTATTAATAGATGATAAGATGAACAGTATGTTACAAAAGATTCCTGATGGAGTTACTGTTTGTTTGTTACTTGATAGTTGTTTTAGCGGAGGGGCCACTCGCAGTTTTAAACAATCAAGATTTATGCCCCCAAAGTTTGAACGTAAGGAATATTTGCGTATTAAGCGTAGGTGGTATGAAGATTTAAAATGGGTAGTCTTTAGTGCATGTAGTGAGAACCAAACCAGTGCTGATGCTCTTATTGGAGGAAAGTATCATGGTGCTTTTTCTTACTATGCTCTTAATACTTTACGTGGCGATATGACATATAAAACATGGTATGATCTAATAAGGAAATATCTTCCAAGTAGGGATTTTGATCAGATTCCTACATTAGAAGGGAATTCAACACTTATTAACAAACAAGTATTAACTTAAATTAATTTATTATGGCAAATTTGTCGAGGAATTTTTACAACAAAGAAGTTGCATCACGCAACTTGATTACCACGATTACGGGGATAATCAGTGCCCTGCTTTCGATTTTGGTATTAACAGGAGTACTTACACCTGAGCAGTCAGGAGAGTTATCTGGACATGCTACAGCTATTGTGCAGGGCGTAACCGGAATATGGGGAGCTATTACTGCGATTATTCTGATGTTCAAGGCAACTGATGGGTAGTGTGTGAAAGGAGGGGATTACCGGGGGTGAAATATTCCCCCGGTTATTAATAATTTAAAATAATCAAGAGATGCAACGTACAAGAACAAGATTGACAACACAGCAATTACAGACATTTGCGAGTGAATTGATAGGAAGGGCAAATTTAGCGGCTCGACTGGGTCAGCAATTTGGAGGCTCACGTGACCTGTATTCAGCTCTTGGTTATGAAAAGAAATTAGAGTTTTCTCATTTTTCTGCAAAATATATTCGTCATGAGATTGCTCGTGCTGTTATTGACAGGCCGGTCAAATCAACATGGCAAGGATCACTTGAATTATTAGAATCAAGTAAATCACAGGATACTCCATTTGAGAAAGCATGGATTGCTCTTAATCGTAAATTGGGATTAAAAACAATTCTATCCCGTGCTGATCGTCTTACAGGAATAGGACGTTATGGAATATTGTTTTTAGGATTGGATGACATGCGTACTGTAAAGGATTTTGCCAATCCAGTAAAATCCGGACAACGTAAATTGATTTATGTTAAACCATTTGGAGAAAGTACTGTAAAAATAAAGAAGTTAGAATCCAGTCCGTCAAATCCAAGATATGGGATGCCTCTTATTTACAGTTTTGATGTAGATGATGTAAATGGTAATCCTACTGTATATGATGTTCATTATTCAAGGGTTATTCATATCGTTGATAATCCTTTGGAATCTGATATATATGGAACTCCACGTCTTGAGCCGATATATAACAGACTTTGTGATTTGGAAAAGTTAGTTGGAGGGGATGCTGAAATGTTTTGGCGTAATGCTCGTCCGGGCTTTCAGGGAAAGGTGGAAAAGGACTTTCAGATGACTGAAGGTATGAGACGTGAACTTGTAGAACATCTTGATGAATATGAACATGATTTACGCCGGTTTATTATAAATGAAGGAATAGATATAGAACCGCTTACGCAACCTATTTCTGACCCTGAACCACATTTTAAAGTGTCTATTTCCTGTATCTCTGCACAAACGGGTATTCCTCAACGTGTGCTAATGGGAAGTGAGAGAGGAGAGTTAGCAAGTACCCAAGACACTTCTGAGTGGAAAGACTATGTGCAGTCACGCAGAGAGGATTTTGCCGAGCCTGCTATACTTAGGAAGTTTGTAGATAGATTAATAGAGTTAAAAATACTGCCTCAGCCATCAGAGGATTATACTGTTAAGTGGAGTGATCTTTATGCAATGAGTGAGAAAGAGAAAGTAGAAGTTGGAAAAGCTCGTGCTAACGCTTTACGTGAATATACGTATAATCCTATTGCGCAGGGTATAATTCCACCAAGTGTATTTTATGAGTACTTCCTTGGATTTTCTACTGAACAAATTACTCTTACCAATGCAATGCGTGATGAAATTATAAGTGAAGAGGAACTTGCAAATAAGATAATTGAAACTATTGAAGCTGAAACAAAAGAGGATGCAAGTCCGTTTGGACAAGGACAAGCCGGACAGCAGAAAGAAATATAATGGAACAAGTTGTTACATATAGTGAAGCCGTAAGACAGAATTACGATCCAACGCATACCACAACTTTACGTAATGCGTTTGCTCGTGATATGAAGCGACGGTTTCGTGAAATTGTAGGGGCTATAAAAATAGGTGTGGATAAACGGGATTGTTTTGGATTGAAGGAGAAAATACATACTTTACAGGTTACTCCTCCGGCTGAAGAGGCTTTTGCTTTTGTTCGTAGTTCTGCTAAAGTGTCAGGTTTTATGAAGTGGTTAAATCAGCAGGTAGAAAAAGGATTACTTACTGTTGCAGAATTAGAACAAGTTGGTGCCAGTGTAGAAGCCGTTTGGATGAATTTGTATTTGTTTGATGCTTATAAACGGGGAATTATACGGGCTCGTTATGAAATGCGTAATGCAGGAATGGATATTCCTCCAATTGAAGAACAAGGTGGTATAGGAATGGTCATGGGACTTCCTATGCATATTGATCGGTTGGGGCTTATATATACCAGAGCTTACACCACATTGAAAGAGATTACTGATGCAATGGATAATGTAATAAGTCAAATACTTGCACAGGGATTGGCTGAAGGTGATGGGCCGGCTTTATTGGCACGTAAGTTAGTGGCTGCTATTGATGGTACCGGGCTTGGAAAACTTGGAATAACAGACAGTATAGGAAGATTTATACCGGCTCAACGTAGAGCTGATATGCTTGCCAGAACTGAAATTATACGAGCTCATCATTTAGCAACAATACAGGAATATCGGAATTTTGGGGCATTGAAGATACATTTGAAAGCTGAATGGAATACAGGAAAAGATGATAGGGTATGTCCTATTTGTGCAGCACGTGAAGGAAAAGTTTATACCCTTGATGAAGCGGAAGGAATGATCCCGGCTCATCCGAATTGTTTTATTGATCCTCAGATTCCAATATATACTTCAGAAGGATGGAAACCTATTGGTCAAATTAAAGTAGGAGATTTGGTTTTAACACATAAACGAAGATTTAGAAGAGTTTATGCATTACCAAGACATAATGAGAAAGCTGATGTGACAACTTTAAGATTTAAGGGTACTTTACAACAAATATCTATGACAAGCAATCATCCTATTTTTATGTCTGATGGGAATTGGAAAGATGCAGGTTTGTGTAAGCCGGGGGATTCAGTTATGATATTAGGCAATGTTTGTAAACGATGTGGAAAACCTACTCCATATTTTAAGAAATATTGTTCTCGAACTTGTTTAAGTAAAGATATTACAGATAAACAATGGAGTGATCCTAATCACAGAAAAATTGTGTCTAAAAAGAATAGGGAATCTATGATTCATCAATATAAATCTGGAGAAAGAAATGGTGATTTGATTACGAAAAAAGCACATGAAAAAATTCAACAAATGGTGAAAGAAGGAAATCATCCTTTTCAAAGACCTGAAGTGCGAGATGTGATTAAGCAAGTAACTAATCTTCCAAAGCATAGAAAATCAAGTTCTGAAAGAATGAAGAAAAATAATCCTATGCATGATCCTGTAATTGTAGAAAAGGCAAAGCGGAGTATGAAGGAGTTTTATATAAATAATCCTGAAAGAAGATTAAATGCTTTGATGGCTAATCATAGAAAAAGTGCAAATATGACTTGGATAGAGAAAAGGATGAGTGAACTTTTGGATAAGATGGGTATCCAATATGTTTATCAATACCCTATTCTAAACTACAATGTGGATTTTGCAATTCCAGGATTAAAGATCGCTATTGAGTGCGATGGAGAGTATTGGCATCAGGATAAGGCGAAAGATGATATACGTGATAGAAGAATAGAAAAAGAAGGATGGTCCGTATTACATTATACAGGGACTAAAATTAATCAATGTTTAAATGATATAGAATATGAATTATCGAGAGTGTTATGTAATCATTTGGGAGAATATGATTTAGTTCCTTATAAAATTGATTCTGTAAAGAATTGGACATTGAGTAGATCAATGCCTATGTATAATTTAAGTGTTGAAGAAGATGAATCTTATGTAGCAAAGGGTATAGTTGTACATAATTGCAGATGCATTTTTCTGCCATGGAGTGAAAGATTATTAGAATATGAAAAATAGGTTTGTCATAGTAGTAACTCAGCGGAATGCTGCTCCTTTTATAGGGAAGTGTTTAGATTCTGTATTGAATCAAACATATAAGAATTATATTGTCCCTATTATGGATGATTGTTCTGATGATGGCACGTGGGAGATTGTAAAACAATATCCTGAACCGTTTTATGGGATACGAAATGAGCCTCAACATGAATTTTGCTGTGTAAACTTTATTACAGCGATTAACTCATTTGCAAATGATGATGATATATTAGTACTCCTTAGTGGGGATGATTGGTTGTATTCTGATGATGTACTTGAGTACTTAAATGAAGTTTATCAGGATGATAATATATGGCTTACTTATGGGAGTTTTATATCAAGTAGTGGGGCAATAGGTGCTGATTTTTGTAAACCTCTTGTTAATACACGTACTTATCGAAGAAGCCGAAAGTGGTACACTTCTCATCTTATTACTTGTCGTAAGAAATTATGGAGTAAGATAAATCCAAAAGATTTACTTTACCAGGGACATTATCCAAATCATTCATTCGATAATGCATTTATGTACCCGATGGTTGAAATGGCAGGATTAAAGCATACAAAATATATTAAGAAGATACTTTGTGTATATAATGATCAGAATCCGCTTAGTGCGGAAAATTTTAAAAAGGATCCAGGGGCATTTGGACGTGAACGTAAATATTGGAGTCGGCAACCTATGTATGATGAATTGAAACGATTATGAATATATCAGAACAGATACGAGCTTTGGCAGGCAATCATGTGCCTCCATACCTTTATGGATCTAATTTCCGTCCGGGGAAAACTCTTATTCCGTATAGTGGGATGTACTGGGATACGGAAGAAGTAGAAGCGGCCATTGATACTTTTATGAATGGGGATTGGGTCAGTGCCGGGGAGAAGGTAAACGAGTTTGAAAGGATGTTTAGTGTTATGTTCCACAATAAACGATCATTTATGGTCAATAGTGGGTCATCTGCTAATTTGGTTATGATTGCTGCTCTCAAAGAGTATTATGGATGGAAAGATGGGGATGAAATAATTGTATCACCGGTTGGATTTCCTACAACAATATCAACAATTTGTCAAAACGGATTGAAACCGGTATTTGTAGATATTGAATGGGACACATTAAATTTTGATTTGTGTGGGATTGAAAAGAAAGTAACATCCCGGACCAAAGCCGTGTTTCTGTCTCCTGTACTTGGGAATCCTCCAAATATGGATGAATTGATGACTATTTGTAATAGGTTTAATTTGAAATTGATTCTTGATAATTGTGATAGTCTTGGCACACGTTGGGATGGTAATTACCTAAATCAATTTGCAGTTGCATCCTCGTGCTCATTTTATGCTGCCCATCACATATCTACCGGTGAAGGTGGTATGATTAGTTCGGATGATGAAAAGTTGATGCATATTGTAAACAGTCTATCATGGTGGGGAAGGGATTGTTATTGTGTAGGTAGTAATAATTTACTAAAGGAAGGAACTTGTGGAAAACGATTTAGCAAATGGCTTACCCCGTTGTATGATGGTGTAGTGGATCATAAATATGTATTTTCTCACATGGGATACAATTTCAAGCCGCTTGATTTGCAAGGTGCTATTGGAATAGTTCAATTAGGAAAGTTTACTGAAATATCGTCACGTCGCAAACGGAGTAAAGCAATTATTGAACGTATTGTAACATCCCATATTCCTGAAGTTGTTGGAGTTCATCATTTTGCGAAATCTGATGTTAATTGGTTTGGTGTTCCATTTATTTGTGAAGGTAAAGAATTGAAACAACGATTAGTGCAGCATTTTGAAACTTATAAAATACAGACTCGTAATTACTTTTCGGGGAATATATTGTTACATCCGGGGTATTCACATTTGGATGATTGTAAAAAGTATCCTGAAGCGAATAAGGTGCTTGATAAGGTTTTCTTTTTGGGATCCGCTCCACATTATGGGGATGAAGTTTTTGATTATATATATGGTGTTATTAAATCATTTTAATGAAATATAAAGAATACATACGGCAAATCATTCGTACTTACAAAGGGATTCCTTTTGAAGAGGATATTGTTTTGTTGATTCGTGAAAAAGGTATTACCAAAGGGTATTTGCGGCCGGTTTCAAAATATAATGAAACATTGGCAAAGATGATAATGCGATGGAGGGAAGCTAATCCAATTGGGTTTGCTAATAGATTTGAAGCTTCTTTGGAGAAAACTGAGAATTGGTATAAGAATATACTTCTTCCAAATGAGTATCGTATTTTGTTTTTTATTCATTCTATTGCTGGAATGGTGATTGGTCATTTAGGATACTCAACATTTAATTTTGGATTCCGTTCAGCTGAGATAGATAATGTTGTAAGAGGATTAAAGGGATTTGATAAAGGAATGATGTCTTTGGCATTACAAACTTTAATTCATTGGGGAAAAGAAAGGTTATTACTCGATGATATTTATTTAAGAGTATTGGAAGAAAATGAACATGCTATCAAATTTTATGAAAGAAATGGATTCAAAACATTGCGTAAGATCCCTTTATTTGAAAAAGTGGGACCGGATATTGTAGAATGGGTAGAATTACCATCAAGGGAACAAAAAGGAAGGCAACCAGATAAGTTTTTTAATTATATGAAATACGATGGATAAAATGATTTTAACAGCCGGCCCAAGTATTACACAACGTGAAATTGATTACGTTATGGACGCTGTTACCAATGGTGTTGGTGAACATTGGGGGGATTACATTAAACGATTTGAGTCTGCATTTGCAGAGTATATTGGTGTGAAGTATGCTATATCTACTTCTTCTTGTACAGGGGCGTTACATTTAGCACTTGTTGCTCTTGGAATAGGGGAAGGGGATGAAGTTATTGTTCCTGATATGTCATGGATTGCAACTGCCAGTGCTGTTTGTTATACTGGTGCCACTCCTGTATTTGCTGATGTTTTACCTTATACATGGTGTATTGATGCTTATGATATACGTCGTAAAATTACAAAACGTACTAAGGCGATTATACCAGTTCATTTGTATGGGCAACCATCGGATATGAATGATATTAGTGACATTGCAAAACAATATGGGTTGTCTATTGTGGAAGATGCTGCTCCTTCAGTAGGTGCAATGTATCATGGTAGGCGTACAGGATCATTTGGTGATGCGGGGTGTTTTAGTTTCCAAGGTGCAAAAACATTATCAACCGGTGAAGGTGGTATGTTGGTGACGGACAATACCGCACTCTTTGAAAAAGCCAAACATTATAATGAACATGGTCGTTCAGGTGCAGGGTTTGATATAAGTGATATAGGATTTAAGTACAAAATGAGTAATCTTCAAGCGGCACTTGGACTTGCTCAACTTAAACGTATTGAAGAGTTGGTTGCTAAGAAACGTCGGATATTTAGTTGGTATCTTGATGAATTGGGAGAAATTGATGGATTACGTATTAATGGAGGAATGACGGATCACATCCAACCTTCTTATTGGATGACTTCAATAGTATTAGAGCGGGAATTCCGTGTATGTAGAAATGTACTTATGGAGAAGTTAAAGGACCGTAAAATTGACACTCGTCCATTTTTTCCACCTATAAGTTCATTTCGCATGTTTAAATTAGTTGATAACCCTATCGCAATATTTTTGGGGAATAATGGAATAAACCTTCCAAGTGGACATCGGATAACATGGGATGAAGTTAAATATGTGTGTGATTGCATTAAAGAAATATTGCAATGAAGAAGTTGAACGATTTACATAAGCGCATTCTTGAAATATCGAGTAAAAAGAGATTGACTCATATTGGGAGTTGTTTGACTTCAGTTGATATTATTGATAGTATTTATCGTGATAAGAAGCCATACGAACCGTTTATACTTTCATGTGGACATGCCGGACTTGCTTTATATGTGGTACTTGAAAAGTATTTTGGTTTTGATGCTGAGGAAATATTTGATTTTTGTGGCACTCATCCTGAACGCAGTGAAAAGTATATGATTGATTGTTCAACAGGTAGTTTAGGGCATGGACTTGGTATTGCTGTAGGAATGTCACTTGCTGACAGGTCTCGTAAGGTTCATTGTTTGCTTTCTGACGGGGAATGTTATGAAGGAATTATTTGGGAAGCTGCCAATGTAATCACACGGTACAATATAACTAATTTGGATCTCCATATTAATTGGAATGGATGGTCTGCTTATAATAAGGTAGAAGAATGGATGTTGTCGAGTGTATGTACCATTTTTCCTGATATTAAAGTATATCACACAAAGGTTGAAGATTATGGTTTAAATGGTTTAACAGCTCATTATGTAAAGGTATGCGACGTAAATTTGGGAAAGATTTATACGAATTAATGTGTAATGATAGTAATATCATTCTTATTACGGCTGACATGGGATTTGGTATGTTAGATAAAATACGTAACAATCTGACAGCTCAGTTTTACAATGTAGGAGTTTCTGAGCAGGTTATGATGGATATGGCAGTAGGAATGGCTTTTTCAGGACGTATTCCAATAACATATTCTATCACACCGTTTTTATTATTCAGACCATTTGAAGTTATACGCAATTACATTAATAAAGAAATGGTGCCGGTTATAATGGTTGGTAGTGGAAGGGATGATAATTATAAGTATGAGGGATTCAGTCATTTTGCAGGGGATGATTATATTTTGGAGTCTTTAGAAAATATAGTAATTTTAAAGCCGGAAGGTGATTTTGATCTTAAAGAGATAGTTTATATGAATAAGCCGGTTTATTTAAACTTAAAACGATAGGAAAATAGATGCCTAAAGGAGTATATATACATAAAAAGAATCGTGTTTTTTCAGAAGAGCATCGAAGAAAAATATCTGAATCTTTGAAAGGTAAAAAGTTTTCAAAGGATAGAAGATTGCGTCTATCTTTATCGCATAAAGGAAAACCTAATCCCAATAAAGGGAAGCATGGATTATTTACTCATACGGAAGAAGCAAAACAAAGAATAAGACAATCGAGTTTGGGAAGAAAATATCCTAATAGAAAGAAAGTAACAGAGGAAACTAAGTTAAAGCTGTCATTAAAAAGTAAAGGAAGAAAGCATTCAGAAGAGGCTAAAGAGAAGATACGGAATTTTTGTTTGGGTAGAAAAAGACCTGAAATGACTGGAAAGAATAATCCAATGCATAAACATCCGAATGCATATAAATCTAAATTTGGAAAAACAGGGTATAGAAAGGATTTGGGAGTTTTTGTAAAATCTTCTTGGGAAGCAAATGTATTTAGAATTTATAGGTATTTGGGATATACAGTTCAATATGAACCTAAATCATTTAAGTTATCGAGTGGCAAAACGTATAGACCTGATTTTTATATAATCGAATTGGATTTATGGATTGAAGTTAAAGGGAGATGGCTAAAAGATGCTTATGAGAGATTTTTAAATTTTAAACAAGAATATAGTACATTGTTTATTCAAGTTATAGGACCGGATAAATACAAAGAAATGATTAAGAAGTATAAATCTTTAATCTATTTGGAGGGATAAAACTATGTGGACTTCGGGAGATGTTGATGAACATAAAAAAGGACTCACTGCTGAACAAAAAAAGAAGTGGGTAAAAATAGCTAATAAAGTTTTATTAGATTGCCTTGCAAAAGGGGAATCAGATAAAACTTGTGCTCCAAAGGCTATTCGTATTGCTAATAGTTCAATAGGTGCAAATGAATCATATTCTTTTGTTGCTAATTTCCAAACCGGCTATCAGATTGATAAACGAAAGCGAGAGAATCGTGATTATTTAGTTATCCCGGTTGTTATGATGGTTGAAGGAGTACATGCTGGAAGTCAGGGAGCCGTGTACCATTCAATAGATGAACTTGGGAAAGTTCCTGAATCTTGGAATGGTCGTCCAATAGTAATTGATCATCCAATGATTGATGGGATTCCTGTATCGGCTAATGATCCTGAAATTCTTGAACAATGTGGCATTGGTAACATATTTGATACATTTGTGGATGGTACGAAACTAAAAGCTAAAGCATGGATTGATGAATTGAAATTGCAGGAGATAAGCGTTGATTTATACAACAAAATAGTTGAAGGGGAAGAATTGGAAGTGAGTGTTGGTGTATTTACGGATAATGAAGATGTGGAAGGTATATGGCAAGATGAAAAATATACCAAAATTGCACACAATCATCGCCCTGATCATTTAGCAATTCTTCCTGAATCTATTGGTGCTTGTTCGTTGGCGGATGGATGTGGACTTGGAGTAAACCAAACAAATAATGATATGGAGATAACTAAATTACTTGAAAATTCTAAGATCAAGGATACCGTCCTATCGTTCAGTAAGGAGGGATTCTTGCTTTCTCATATCGGGGATTATCAATCTAAAGGGTATAGAGAAAAGATGGATGCTGTGTATTCTGCCCTTCGGGGTTTGGATCGAAATGGAAAATACCATTATCTTGAAGAAATGTACGACGATTATCTTGTATATAATCAAAGTTCAGATGATGGTTCAACGTTATACAGGCAATCTTATACGTTCGAGAGCGGGAAAATCGAACTTACAGGGGACCCTGTCGAAGTCCGCAAACAGGTGGATTATATTAGTATTAACAAACAATCAAAGGAGGTTAACATGACACAGAAAAAGAATCCGTGCCCTGCCTGTCTTGAAAAAGTAAATGCTCTGATTGCCAATGCGGAATCAAGCTTTGCCGAAGCTGACAGGGAATGGCTCGAAACACTTTCTGAAGATCAACTTGATAAAATTGCCCCAAAGGTGATTGAAAAAGAGGTCGAAAAGAAAGTTGAAGTCGAAGTGAACAAGCTCACTCCTGAAGATCAGGCTGCTCTTGCCTTTGGTAAAAAGCAGCTGAAGGAAAGGAGAGAGAAGTACATTGCAGGAATCCAGGCAAATGCTAAAGACATTTGGCCGGCAGAAAGGCTGAAAGACCTGGATGATGATATGTTGGAAAGAATTCATAATTCGGTAGTGAAAGAGGAAGAAGCTCCTGCTGATTATTCACTCTATGGTGCTGGAATACGCAGACCTGAAAGTGCTGATCAGGAAGAACCTTTGCTTCCTACTGGATTTGGTATGTCTAAAGAAAAGTAGGAAAAGGAGGTAAAAAATGGCAACTACTTATAACACAATTAAACTGAAAAAATATCAGGATATTATTGAGGAATATGCAGCAGCGTCTGTAATTACTCCCGGTAATCTGATAGAACTCACTTCTTCTGGAACGGTACAGAACCATTCCACAGAAGGCGGGAATGCTCTACCAATGTTTGCTCTTGAAGATGAACTTCAGGGTCGTGGCATTGAGGATGACTATGCAGCTGCTGATAAAGTGCAGTGCTGGGTTGCTCAACCTGGGGAAATAGTGTATGCACGTTTGGCAGATGGAGAAAGTGTCGCACCTGGTGATTTTCTTGAATCGGCTGGTGGTGGGACTTTGAAGAAACACACAGCAACTACTCTTTCATCTGATCCTTCAGAAACAATCTACACTAAGAATATTGTTGGTGTAGCTCTTGAATCACGTGAACTTGATAGCTTATCCGGTGGAGGTGGAGATTCAAGCCTTGCTGAAAATTCACAGTATATCAAGGTTAGAATTGTTTAACCATAAAAAAGGAGGATAAGAAATGGATAAAAACGTTGATTTAATAGGAAGAGGCGGAGGTATTGGTGACGTAGCCAGCAAATTTGCTTCTGAAAGTGCTTTGAGCGTGAATAAAATGCGCCCGTGGCTTAATGAAAAAGATGGAAGGGTATATATTTCTGTGTTCAAAGGGGGAGACCCTAATGATCCTAAGAGTTATTACAACCAACCCATTATGGCAAATGCTGGGAGCACACTTCGCAGAGACGAATGGAAGAGACTCGATGAGGCTCTTATTGAAGTTTCCCGTTCTCGTCTTGGTGGGGCTGATGACCTTGTTTCCAAAGGGCTTACTTATGATCTTGGAAACGGAATGGGTACAACAGTTCTTGAATGGCATGACGTAAGTGATGCTATGGAGGCTGATCTGACAATGGATGGAGTAACCCGTAGCATTGGGGGTCGTCCTGTATTCCAGCACAATTATTTACCAATACCTATTATTCACGTTGATTATGAAATCAACGAAAGGGTATTGCAGGCATCACGTAAACTGGGTAATCCGCTTGATACTACTGCTGCTGAACGTGCAGGTCGGAAAGTACTGGAAAAATTGGAAAACATGTTTTTCACTGATACTACATATAGTTATGGTGAAAAAGATTCCAGAAATCGGAATACCATTTACAGTTACTTGAATTATCCTGATCGTAGCCAGGTAAAGCTGTCTGTCCCTTGGGATGCTTCAGGATGTACAGGAGCCATGATTCTTCAGGATGTACAGGAGATGAAAGCATTAAGCATTTCCAATTATCATTATGGACCTTGGCAGATGTATATTCCTACAGCTTATGAAACTGTAATGGATGATGACTACGATGTATCAGGTTCTTCACTTATGACAATTCGTGAAAGACTTATGAAACTCGGAGGTATTCAGGGAATCAAGGTTGTAGATACACTCCCTGCTAACAATGTGCTTCTTGTGCAGATGACAAGCGATGTTGTTCGTCTTGTACGTGGAATGGGTCTAACCAATGTTCAGTGGAGTACTGAAGGTGGTATGGTTCATAAATTCAAAGTTATGACAATTCAGGTCCCCCAGATCAGAAGTGATCAGAATGGGAAAACTGGTATTGTTCACCTTGCAGCTTCATTTTAATACAATTAATAATGACTAACCAAGTCATTATTTTTAATTAAAAAATTGAAAATTATGGAACGTACAAAACAAGCACAAACAGACGGGAAAATTTGGTGGAAAAAAACTGGAGGAGGGTCTTTAAGATTCAATCACAAGATTATAAAACCCAATGAACGGTTCAAAGCCCGTCCTGATGAAATACCAGCTTCTTTTCGGGATGTAATCATTCCTCTTGAAGATTTGGGGGATGCTGAAAAACAAGCAGCTCCGGTAGAAGCAGTAAAAACTGAATACACGATTAAACCTCGTGGTAAAAGTAAATCACTCTTTGATGTAGTGTATCCGGCAGGGAAGGATGAAAATGGAGAAACTATTTGGAAATCCATTAATGAAAAACCTCTTACAAAGGACATTGCTGAAAAACTTATTACGGATTTGTCTAAGAAATGAAATGGCAAGTTCCTTGTATGTGGCAGGGAGGGGATGTATGGATAATAGGTGGAGGACCTTCTATAAATGAGCAATTTGGTATTCCAAAAGAACTTGCTCAGAAAATAAAGGAAGGTGTTGAACCTCTTAGTAAGTTATCTCCATATATGTCTGTAATACATGATAAACATGTAATAGGCATTAATGTTGCATTTATGATCGGAAATTGGATTGATATATGTTTCTTTGGGGACAATGGGTTTTATCTTAAATACAAGAATGAACTTGCTAAGTTTCCGGGTTTAAAGGTTACTTGTAATCAGCAGCCTGGGCGTGATGGGTTCGTTAAGTGTATGGCTCGTGATGTAAGCCACTCTAAAGGAATAAGTATGGAGCCGGGTAAAGTAAGTTGGAATTTTAATTCTGGATGTGCTGCAATAAGTATAGCAGCTCAAGCCGGAGCAAAACGAATTATGTTACTTGGATTCGATATGAAACTTTCCGATGAAAAAGATCAACATTTTCATGATGTTTATAAGCGAGGCAAAGCTACAACTGAACAACGGTTACGACGTTTGCCCTTCCGTCGCCACATGCGAGGATGTGAACAAATTGCAAGGGATGCTAAAAGATTAGGGATTGAAATTGTGAATTTGAATCCTGATAGTGCAATTGTACAATTTCGTAAAGTATCATTAAAAGAATTCTTGGAAAATGAACGTAGTTAAAATGCGAGGAGGGATAGGTAATCAAATGTTTCAATATGCATTTGGAAAAATGTTACTGAAGAATAGTAAATCGGTAGCTTACGATGTTAGTTGGTACACCCCTCGTCGCACTGAACAATCACAATACCCTCGTCCGTTTAGATTACCTTTATTTAAAATTCCCCCTCTTGACATACATGAGGTTATTCCCGCTAACCCTACTATATATGAAAAAAGAGTTGGGTACAATCCAAAGGTGTTTAACATGATTAATGAAAACAATTTCGATGGATATTGGCAATATTACAGTTATTATGAATCCATATTTTCTGATTTGTATGAAGAATTTCAATTACGCACTGATTATTATACTGAAGAGTTTATGAAGATGGCAGAGCTTATTTGGAATTGTGAATCTGTAGCTGTTCATGTTCGTCGGGGGGATTATTTACATCAACGCAAGGGAGGGTATGGTAATCTACCAATGAAGTATTATTTTAATGCTATTCAGGCTGTCAAAGGAGATTTGTTTTTCTTTAGTGATGACATTCCTTGGTGTAAGGATACTTTCCTGAAGGCATATTTCCCAAACAGGCAGATTACGTTTGTTGATTTGGAAGATTATTTATGCTTTGAACTGATGCGATTTTGTAAGCATCAAATTATTCCAAACAGTACATTTAGTTGGTGGGCAGCACTACTAAATGATTATCAGGGTAAAATAGTTATCCGTCCGAAGCATTTTCTCGGACGTACCGAAAAAGAATCTGACGAATACCATTATCCAAAACATTGGATCAAAATAGAAGATTATGTGTAAAAAAGCATTAATAACAGGAATTCCCGGACAGTCAGGTTCGTATATGGCTGAACTTTTACTTGATAAAAGATAAAGTGTTTATATGATAAGCAATAATGAAATATTGTTTGAAACTTCTTGCAGGAAGTCTTATGGATTTGATCCTATTCAATTCTATGGATCGTATTCGTGGGATACTGTTCAAAAGTTGTTTATTGAACACTATCATCCAAATGGACAAGTTTATAATATTCCAAAGAAAATCCATCAAATATGGTTAGGAGGACCGGTCCCGGATGTTTATAAGAAGTATATGGATTCTTGGAAAACTATGCATCCTGATTGGGAATATAAATTGTGGACAGACAAAGACAATATTCAAATTAAAGCAAAACGTTTATTTGTATCTGCACACAATCCAGCAATGAAATCAGATATAATGAGATATGAGATACTTAGACAATTTGGAGGATTGTATGTTGATACTGATTTTGAATGCTTAAAACCATTTGATGATTTAATGTTCCTTGATTTCTTTACCGGTATCAGTTATGATAGTGTACTTCAATTGTATAATGGATTGATTGCTTCTGTACCAAATCATCCGATTATGAATGATTGTGTTAATGTGGATTCAGATTACCATGGCAATACACCGTCACAAATAATGAATGCCACAGGGCCAAATTACTTTACCAAATGTTTTCTTCGTAATGCGGTTGGTCATGTGGTAGCTTTTCCAACTGAGTATTTTTATCCGTTTCCAAACAATGTAAGGGATGAAGAGGATCCATATAAATACGTTACTGAAAATAGTTATGCCATACATCATTGGGCAGTATCATGGACTCGTAGAAACTTAAAAAAACAAAGAAATGTCAGCAAATAAAGGATTATTCGCAAAGTACAGTAACCGTGTGTTTATTGAAACCGGATCAATGGGAGGGGATGGAATACAACAAGCCCTTGATGAAGGATTTGAATTGGCATATTCAATCGAACTTGATCCGCATTGGTTTAACCATTGTAAAAATAGATTTAAAGATAAGCCGGTTCACATGATACTTGGAGATTCGGGAAAGCTTCTTGGTAGTTTACTTTCCATTATAGATGAACCAGTCACATTTTGGTTGGATGCTCATAATGGATCATTGGACAGTCGGTTACGTGAAGAGCTTACAGATATTAAAAATCACAAGGTAAAAACGCATACAATACTTATTGATGATTTACGTGATTGGAAAGTAAAACGCAATGGTTTCGATACTGATATGTTAAAACAATGGGTTTTGGAAATCAATCCTGGTTATAAGATTGTGCTTGAAAATGGTTATAAAAAAGAGGATATTTTAG